AAATATTTGCCGAACCATCAAAACTTGTTAATGTAGCTGTGGCATCGCCTGTTAAGCTTAAGTTGCGTGGGGTTAAAAGTCGTGTGGCGGTAGCTGAATTGCCAACTACGTTACCAGTTACGTTACCAGTTACGTTACCAGTTAAATCACCGGTTACGTTACCAGTTACAGCACCTGTATGTGTACCAGTAGTATTACCAGTTACGTTACCAGTTAAATCGCCAGTGACATTACCAGTTACGTTACCAGTAACATTTCCACTTAGAGGACCAGTAAAGTTACCGCTAACATCACCAGTTACGTTACCAAGTAAGTTACCTACAACATCTAAGTAAGCTGCACCTGCATTATTACGTTTTACTAGTGTGCCATTAACTTTTACGGCAGTAGCTGCATCGATTGTATCAGTAAAGTATTTACCACCGATTACAACGTGATTTACAGCGTTTCCACCACTTTCTGTACCAGTACCAATATATAGTCGGTCACCGCCATTTGAGCCATTATTTGCCAGTGCTGAATAAGCTAACTCACCAGCACCCAGTACCGCAGGATTACCACTTAGTTCACTGCGTTTAATTCTTAAAATAGAAGCCATTTTTTATCCTTTAAAATTGACCGGACTCAAAAACTTGTTGATCCAACAAATTTGTAGCAGTCCATTTCTGATTTCCGGCATTATAAACTAATAAGCTTCCTGCCGCTAGTTGGGTTAAGTCTAAATCAGACAGCCCCCTTAACGTCGTAGCTGTGGGGCCAATCATGCCGCCTACTACTACTTTGGTTTGTGATTGCGAAGAAACAACAACAGGTTCCTTGCGCTCAATAATAACTGCATTGTTAACTTCGGTTACAATTACATTAGTTGTCATCTTGTAACCTCTTTTACTAGACTAATATTTCCGCTAAGAAAGGGAATTACGTTACCTTGGTTATCTGTTAATTCACATGAATATACTGCTGCATCAAAGTTAAATGTGCCTGTTATTGCCGAAGAAATTTTCAGTGAGATTGTGTAATTAACGGGATCAATAACAATACCACCATTAGCAGTTGTCATCTCATGTAAAACTGTAGTAGACTCTAGTGTCTCACGAATCTGCATTTGTGCTGTATAGCCAGTAATAGGAATTGGTGTATTGTACTCTACAGTTCCGCCACTAGTATAAGCACCGTAACCTGCCGAATTAACTTGGTTTAGGGTTACTGTAGTAGATGTTTTGCCAGTAACCAGATAGTAGGCATCTTCGCTAATGGTGTTAATGTCTTTCATTCCGTTAACACCAGTTACTCGTACTCTCCAGTTTAGTGGAACTCCATGAGCGCTACTAGTAGTAATTACACAAGGCGCTGCTTGAGTAATAGCAGAAATTGGGGCGTATTGTTTTGTTTCGGACTCCCAGCGAAGAGTCTCGGAGAAAGTACTACCTTGGTAAATTTTATAACTAATCTTTGCTGGTTCCATTGGATTACCTTACTTTCTTTACTGCTGCAAGTGTAGCCGATACTCTAAATTTATTTACTTCTTCTGTTAGAGCTACAACTTCGGTTTGTAGTTGCTGATTCTCAAGGCATAACTGTGCTAGTTGTGTATTTAATAAAATCATTTCTTGTTGCAAGCGATTTAATTCGGTTGCAAGTAAGCCATTCTGTTCGCTCATGCGCTCTAGTTCTGTATGCATTAGTGTAATAATACTAGTTTCCGCACCAGTACTTTTCCAGTCTTTTAACAATTTCTGTATTCCAACTGAGAAAGCAACAACTGCTAACGCAACTAGTGAAACTGTCTGAATGAGGCTGTGGTTATCAATCTCCACCATAATCAGATCTCCTTATTAGCAGTGGTTGTATATTTAATTATAATCTAAACGGGAAGTCCGCCCTTTAGATTGGGATGAAAGCTTGTCAAGAAAAAATATTGAAACGTTCTGACATTTTGGTATATTATACCACAAGGGCGCAGACTTGTCAATGCAAAAAAATACCCTGCCCAAAGATTGGACAGGGTATAATTTTTGCTGAAGTTTAGGCGTTTGGTGCTGATTCAGATATTAACTGAATTGGCCCGGAAGTTACATATTCTTGTAGATCTATACGATTTAATACTGTTTTAGCAGATATAGTTGCTTGAGTATAGCTGATTCCACCTGGGTAAACAGGACTAGTATAACGAGCTGTAGTATCTCCTACATACATTTCTAAAGTTTCACCATTAATTCCTGTTATTTTAAAAGGTTTAATAGGTGATGGCCCTATTGAGTCGTATTGATTAGGCATATAAATAATAGGATTAGAGGGAATATTTAAAGATATATTAATAAAAGTAGTCATTCCTATGGGTTTATCAAAAGTAATAATTGCTTCAATACTTTCACCAATAAAGTAAGTAGACTTTAGTGGCTGTACAGACACTATTAATGCTGGTGTTTCTAGTATTGTAGACGTAGCTGTTTCTACATACGATGCTGGGGGCTCTACTAGTGCAAGTATTGCCTCCTTTCCGGATATAGTTTGTATTAATGCCAATCTACTTTCATAGGGCAGTACTTGAGGATATAATGTTTGAATATAGTCCTCTAGCGCTTGCCCGGTTAGATACGCTCCGTTAATAAATGGGGCATTAAAGGCGTACGCTTCATGCCCTTCAAACTCTATTGTAATTGTACCCTGTTGAGGGTCGAAAGCTAAAATTTTATAGTTCATTGTTTATCCATACCAAGCTATCATGCCCCTAAATCCGCTACCACCAGTACCGCCTGACTTAGCACCACCGCCACCACCGCCATGGTCAACAGCAGCTCCGCCATTATTAGTGCCAGTTCCTGCAGGTCCTGCTCCTTGTCCGCCACTGGCAAATCCTCCTTGTCCAGCCTCGTTCAGTGCAGCTCCGCCACCGCCACCACAAACATTAAAAGGACCAGGAGGAGTGCCCTCAAATAAAGGAAATGAAGCTCCTCCATCGCCACCAATACCGGCAGTAGCACTATATCCGTTAGCTTGGTCAACGTATCCAATGCCGCCGCCCCCTCCACCTGCATTTGGAGCTCCTGTGCCGCCTATTCCGCCACCAAAATTTCCGGAACCCATATTGCCGCCATTACTACTAGTGCTGGCAATTCCTGTTGTTCCTCCGCCTGCAACTATACTTACTCCCGTTCCAGTTATTGAACTTTGACTACCATTAGTATTAGAACCACCTCCTGCACCTACTGTAAGAGTTAATACTTGTCCTGGAGTTACTGCGACTGGGTCAATATATTGTACACCACCTGCACCTCCACCCCCTCCACCACCAGTTTGGCTGCGACCACCGGCTCCACCGGCTATTACTATTGCTATAATACTAGTTCTTCCGGCAGGTACGGTCCAAGTAATGCTACCTACTGTTCTATGAAACCGCCACTCTGGAGGGCCCGCTGGTGCTACATATCCGCAATAAGAAGCATTAGTTTCAATAACTTGAACATAACTACCACCACTTCCATCGGCATAATTACCGTATCTTGTATATATATTAGCACCAGTTCCACAATATTGACTTAGCAAAGTACCTGCAGCTGGATAACTAACAGGGGTAGTACTAGTATCATTTACTGTAGTTTGTCCAGTGTAACCGATCATGGTTGCATAGCCGGAATCTGAGTAAAAGAATACGTAAACTGTTTCTTCGCCTTCTGTAAGCTGGTCGTTTTTTAGTGTTAAAGTAAAACTACCTGTATTATTGTTAATTGTAAAAGAGCCTTGATTAATACTACTTGTAAAATCGCTAGATGTAGTACTTCCTAGATTACGCCAATATAGTGTTGTTCCATTTGCAACATTGGTTGTAGTAGCATTATAGGTAATTGTGGCGCCTTCATTAGCTATACTTATATTTCGACTAAAGGAGTATGTTGAGGCTGCAGGTGTTACTGTCCAAGAAGCTTGACGAGTATTATTTGTAGCATCAAACTTTACATATAATGTATGAGTTCCTACGGCTTCTCCAGGCCCTGCATTTGGATTTGTATAATTACCATTTGCATCTAATGTTACACTTCCTGCATAGCTAGTATTGTCTAAACTATATCGTGCAATAGTATTAGGCACACCGCCAGTAATTGAGACTGTTACTGTATTAGGAAACGCAACACTTGTTGGACTAATTGTTAAACTCTCACTAACATTAGTACTAGTATCATTAATAGTTACTGTACTGCCGTATTGTGCTAACAAAGTACTGTAGCTAGAATTATTGTATAAAGCCAATTTGGCAGTTTCAGGTCCTTCATAAGGGCCTGCGTCTGCTTTAACTACACGTGTTACTGTTCCTGTGTTATTATTAATAGTTACAGAACCACCATATACATTATCGTTATAGTCTGCATTTGTATTAGTTCCTATATCTAGCCAATATAGTACTGTTCCGTTTGGAACATTAGTAGTTGTAATATTCCAAATTAGTGTGCCGCCTTCATTTATACTAGTAACATTAGGACTAATACTATAAGTAGCTACCGGATCCTGTACAAAAAAACCTTGTGCGGCTTTAATTGATCCAGTATATCCACCTTCTGGTCGTAAGTAAACTTGTGCATACTCAGCAGGTTCTGTTACACCGTCATTATTAATTGTAAACTCTAAGGCATATTGTAAATTGCTGGTTTTAAGTCCAGATGTTGGAAAGCTAAACGTACCTCTATCACTTTTAGTAATTTGCGTATAAGTAGACCCGCCACTAATATTAGTTTCTGGATCAAAGTACCTCATACTAGAAATATCTGCTAAACTTAGTGCAGCATAGGGTGAGCCTAAATCTACGCCTTCCCAAGTCCAAAATACTGGGTGAGCATAATCCAAGCTAGAAATAAATGTAATACGTACTACTTGTCCCTCTGTAGTAAACTGACTACTAACATCCATAGTATATTCTTCGGCTACTTTAGAAGTATCATTAATAGTAACTGTACTACTAGTTGCTACAATAGTGCCACTAGTACTACCTACGCGAAGTGACGCAGTAAATGTTTCTGATCCTTCTGTAGTATTATCGGCCGTAGGTGTAACAGTAAATGTACCCGTATTATTTGTAATTGTAAAAGAGCCAGAACTTGTTGCAAAATCAGTACTATTAGTTACAGTCCAGTAATATGTACCATCGGAAATACCGTTTCCAGTTGCTACGAATGTTATAGGACTTCCTTCATTAACACTAGAATTTCCTGGAGTTAGTGCATACGAAGTGGGTGAAACCGTTATCTGCTTTAAAGTTAGCAACTCAGTACCATTTCTAAGCCATAACCCTATAAATCCATAGGTACCGGGATCAAGTTTTTTTGCTCGGTATATTGTACTTGCAGTAAAATTATTACTGTTAACATACCAACTAGTAGGGCTTCCTGCTTTTACATCTATTACGGTATTATCAATAGAATATAAGTTTACTGTTTTGCCAAGTCCACCTATAACATTAATAGTAACATTATTGTCTGCTCCTACTATATAATTATCAGCAGTAGTTATTGAAGATGTAGTAGTATCATTAATTGTAATGTCAGCGCTGTAAAAATCACCAATACCAGCAACTGTTGCTACTACACGCCACCTTTCGGGCCCTTCTGGCCATAGGTCATCACGTGCATTAACAGTAACTCTTGTATAGCTGGCTCCTGCCGGTATGGTATATGTAACAGTAAAGTCGGGATACCCAAAAATTTGTTCTTGAGATTGTCCAGATAGGGGTACGGCTGGACCTGTGAGAGCAAAAGTTATTGGATAAGTTGCATCGTTATACAAACCATTAAAGTCTAAATATATTGAAGAACCTTCATTTACTGAGGTTGCGCTTGGAGCAGACCATCCGTAAGGACTTCTACTAGTATCAAGAATATTTATACTTACATTTTGACTAATACCAATAAGGCTTAGTAAAAAAGTTTCTGTAGTTTCTGATAGTCCGTCAGTTGCGACTGTAAAAGTTGCGCTTGCAGTACCATTTTGTATATTAAAACTACCGTCTAAAGTACCGGAAGTTAAATCTTGAGGGCTGATACCTGTAATTGTATAGTATACTAAAGTACCGTTAGTAACATTAGTTGTTGTTAGAGTTACTGTAATTGTTTTATTAGTAGTCTCATTAACATTTGCAGAATTTGCACTTAATGTATATGTAGGGTTTGTAGGAATAACTACGCTGCCATTGGATCCTTGATATAGGTCTCCATCTGCAACCATTATACTTTTTGTACCTTCTGTTCCATATGTGATGTTGTTTAGTATAGTACTGCCCGCAGTACTTTTCCAATAACTAGATATTAGTTTGCAAGATACTGTGGAACCAACTCTTTTAAACACACCGTCGTATAGTACTGTATAGTATATACCTGGCTCATTGCTTGCATCTATTTGATATATTGCATATGCTTTTGGTAATAAATATATGCCATTAGTAGGGCTACTTATTGATATATTAGAAGTAGTAGTAATAATTGGGAATGAAAAATTATCACTAAAATTATAAGGTATTAGCTGGGTAAAACTACTATTAAAAGTTAGTTGTTCAGAACCATTGTATAGTCTTATAGCAGGTGCACTAGACGATAGCGTAGACATACTGCCCACATCTACGGCAAATATATATGCTGTAGGTAGAGTATACGTTAATGCTGCACCTGTTGAATTTGCGTATACTTCACAAGTTAATGTTCTATTAACATCCATAGTTGATGTTGGAAAGTTATACCAAACATCTACATTACCATTATCTGGTATTTTCCATAATACCATGTAGTTACCGCTACTTAACGTAGCAAAAGGTGTAGTATATTCTCTTTTATAGTAGCCAGCATGTAGATTATCAATAACACCAGAATATATGCCTGTTTCTGTAGACGTAGGTGTACTATTAAACTCTAGCTTTTGTACAAAGGTAGGGTTAACATAATCACTATCAATTAATAGTTCTGAATTATCATTAATAATTCTTAAGCCATATGCCATAGACTGCCTTATTTAATAAATATATATAAAACAGTATTACCTACTGTAAATTTAGGATCGATTACGCTATATGCACCACCACTGCCAATACTATACTCAATTAGATTTAGTCCGTAAGCTGTAGTTCCAGAATACCAAGTAGCATTGCCTGCTTTAAGTTCAAAAACTCTCATAGTTCTGCCATTATACTCAGGAAATTCTTTTCTATACAAACCGTTAACTAAAGTTCCATTACTAGGTATACAGGTAAATGTTCTGGCAAAAACTCCACTTTTAGCGGAGTTTTGAAAAACTATTGTACTACCATCGCTTTTATATGTTCGTATTCCATATGCCATTATGCTAAGTTCCCGATAATAACACGGCGCACACTACCATCCCATACTTCAATTTTATTGTCGTATAAACGAATCCTATTAGTATTAGGTAGGTTAGGGTTGCCTATAGATAAATATTGTGCATCAATAGTACCTGTTACCATTTTGTTGCCAGTAATAGTACCTTCAACAATTAAACTACCAGGTATATAAGTAGTCATCAGCGACCAGCCAACACTATACTTATAAATTAATGCACCATTATAGTTATTGTAACTAACAGTTGCAATATCTCCAGCTACTGGATTTCTACCAATTATTGCATTTACTTCAGCATTTGTAGGGGCAGCATTATTTGTAGAACTACCTCGCTCAATAACATAGGTAGCGCTACCTGCGCTACCTGCGCTACCAGGAGTACCAGGAGTACCAACTGTTCCATTATAAGAAATGGCTCTAACTGGATAGCTAGTATTTGTCCAATCAAGCGTACTTTGTATAGTATCGCCAGAAGCAGCAAGCGGAATAGTTATTGACCATAGATAATCTCCAGGAGAACTATTTCCCGGTATAGTCGTTTGCCAACTATCTGACACAATAAACGTTGGATTACCCCATGTATAGGTAGATGCAACTGTTGGACGTGCCGGAGGAGTAGAACTTGAAGTCCATTTGTAAATAGTTGGAAAAGCAGACATGCTACCAGCAATACCTGCTTCACCTTTTGCACCATTATACAATATAGGCATTGTAATAGTTTTAGTCAAACTATCTAGTAAATTAGTACCAACAACACTTAATGTAACAACTACATTTATTGCACTAGTACTAGGAGTAACTGTAATACTTGTACCAGTACCGCTGCTTGGAGTACCGCCTTGCACTGTCCAAGCATATGTAGCTCCTATTATATTTTGTGTTACTGCTGTTAATGTAGCATTTGTTGGAGTAAAAACAAGTGCTGCATTTTGTACAAAACTAGTGTATCCTGAAATATCAATAAATGAGGCAGATGTTGGCTTATTACTTAATTCACTAGAAATAGTATATACACTTTCATCTATCTCGCTGATGAAGGCATACTTAACATAGTAAGTTACTCCGGCTAACAACGGGGTTGGTGTAGACGTGCCGTTGGGTAGTTCAGATATAGTAATAGAAGAACTTAATCCATCAAATACTTGATTGGCTCCAGGAGTTCCAGTATCTGCAGGAGTAAAGCCTGAAGTAGTAGAACACCATACTTTTACTTTGATTAAATCATCGCGTATATCTGTTGTTCTAATAGTGTCGTACGGAGTACTTAGCTTTAGTACTAAGGAACTTATACCTGCGGATAAGGCTGCTGACATATTTATCCTTTAAACAATTGTTTTAATTAGTATTGATGATAACGCACTTATAGTACTGTAGTTACCATGAATATCTACTGCCCTGCAGGCTATTCTATAGTTTATTCCTGCTTCTGAGAGACGAGGAGACGTAAACTGTAATAAGTTAAGTCTAGCAGCCCCTGTAGAAGTTACGACTTTTATTTCAGAAGTAGAAGTAGGGTCTATGTTCCAAAAATCTCCTGTCCCTGTATCTCTATATACTCTATACTCATAATGTTTAAATAATGCAGGATTAATATCAACAATAGATATTGCCCTCATATCTATAAAGCGTGTATTTAAATCTACATCAATACTATTTACACTAGAGTAAATTTGGAATTGTCCAACTGTATGTGTGATTTCGGAAGTCCATGGGCCTGTTCTACCATCTGAGGCTACATAACGTAATTTTATCTTATATACTTCGTCTTTTGCAACTCCAGAAATATAGATAGATCCTGCATTATAATTTTCAATAAAAGTACTTGCATTAATTAAAGTACTTGAATTTTGCAAATAATAGCTACATTCTATTCTATCAGTAGTTTTAGGCAAACTTTGTGGATTAGTATAACTAATCTTTATTCTTTGCTCGTAGTTACCTGTAGATAAAAGTTTTGCAGCCGATTCATCACTAACAATTAGTGTAATGGTTGGCTTATCTACATCAGTAAAACTATTTCTTAGACTTGTTGGTGGCAGAGTTATCTGCGTTTCAAATATAACAGCTTCACTTAACGTTGTATAGTCTGTAAAAATATTATAAGAATTTGTAACACCATAATCAATTAATGTTAATGATGCAGATTTATTTGAACTAGGTTCTATACTTAATACAATTAAGTCTTGAGATTCTTGCTGATACTCTCCAAACATAAATAGATCACCACTATTTACTTCAGAAGAAGTTGTGTTAATAGTTACTTTAATAGTATCATGATACCCTGTTGAAATACCTGTTTTATCTATAGTTCTTTCAATGCTGGCACCTGTTGCAGATCTGAATCTAATTGTATAGTTTTTTGAAGTGTCTATGTATACATTTTCGTCTAATTCGAACTGAGTAGTACTTATTCTTTGCTTAACTCTTCCGCTTCCCAGCCCCCACATAGGTACATCGTGCATTACTTTTACACGATCTCCGCGATTACAAACTAAATATTCAATATCAGAATTTAGTCTATAGACTTCAGGACGTAATTTAACTTGTGCGAAATGCCACCTAGCATGATCAATTACTAATGCTTGCTTAGTAACTCCTGGTAGTTGTATGCTTTCAAATAATTCTGCATTTTCAGGATTTTTTCCTGAATTATAAACAATTATTTCTGCTTGCTGATAGTCTTGATCTTCATCAATATATGTAATTCTTAAACCATCGGGCATTTTAACTAATGCTTTAGAAGATTCAAAATCCCAGCTATTATGTGGAGTAAAATGTTGTACGATATTTGGTTTTGGCTCATCAATTACTACTGACCACTTGCCATCTTTCATGGCAGGACTAGCTCTACCAGCAGCACAAATATCTCTTAATACTTCTAGTATACTTCTCTGTGAAGCTAATATACTGTTGTACTGAAAACCTTTTTGGGTACAGTAAGCGCTCCAGTACTGTATTTGTGCCATATCTAGTTTACTACTAACATCCGCATTTGTTATTCGTTGAGGGTTTGCAGGATGTTTTAACACAAATAAAAATAAATCTGCAGGGTTATTTGTTGAAGCAGTTATCCAATTTGAACCATTCCATGAAGGTGCCCATGTTTGAACAATAGCATTAATGCCCTCTATCTGACCATTTAACTGTTCATTAGCTTTGATTTTTAATGCAGTTCCTGCAAGACTGCAATTTACTGGTTCTTTTATGGGCGAAGTATTGCGAAGAAAAACAGTTTGTAACAGTATTACTTGTGCGTATACTTGAGATTTAACATTGCCTGCGCCATTGGCATTTGCTGTCCATTCTGCATTAGCACCAGTTTTTCTGCGTACACGAACCTGTACTTCGCTCAAAGAATTTAAATTATAGTAAGTTTTATTAACAGTAAAGGCGTCTTTTTTAACTGTACCATCGCCTAACTCAAAATCTTGCCATGTTATCCAAGCACCTGTGCCAATTTTAGTTTGAATTTCAATTTTGACTTTTGCGGCTTCTTCTTTTCCTGCATCTCTACCTTCACTTTTAATTGTTCGCAAACCTTGTGGAAGGTGTAACGAAACAGTAAATTGGTCTACCGGTACAATACTACCACTAGTGTTAGTAGTAGGTGAACCGCTACTAGAAGTTATCCATGGGCCGAATGTAGCTTCAGTTAATGGGGCATCATATTGGCCAGGACAAGACAGTGTAATGTTGCTTGCTACCGCTTTTACATCTTTACCATAAATAGCATTGAAATCAAGTAGTTGTTGTGCAGTAGGACTAGTTTTTCTATCCAGAGTTACCGGAGGTACTGGTAAAGTATATTCTGTTAAGGCAATATTACCAATTTTTAAAGTTGACGCATCAATATTAAGAGGGCCGTATCCCCATAATAAAAGCATCGATAAATAGCTTTCAGTATCATTTTCATATGTAAGATAGTTAACTGCACCGAGGGGTGGTGTTAGTCTAATTTTACCTAAAACTACTGGTATTGCTTCGTAAGGATGTAACTGATTAGCTCCACCATTAACCATATACTGTTGGATGGTGGATCCGGGACTGTTAATATCGGGTGGACGGATTGGTGCTATAGCATTAATTAAAGCCCCTCCTGCCAATGTTAAAGCAAGAGTAGCAGCTACATTAGTTAGCATTAGTGAAGTAGCAACTGTTGTGCCTGCTGCAGCTGCTGCAGTAGCTGCTGCTGTATAGCCAGTTAACTGTCCTGCTAAATACGGGGCATATATTGCTACTACTAAAGTAAGTACTAGTCTTAATGTATTACCTTTTCCAGGCACGGCACGGTATTCTACATGATCCGTACTATTTAATATAGTAGTGTGCCAATTTTTGGGATCTATTACAATACCATTAACTAAAATGGTAATCTTGCTAGATAATTCTTCGGCAATTTTGTATTCAAACTTAATCCAGGCGGCCAACTTATCTAAAGTTGTTCCTGGTAAAATAGGTATAGTAAAGCGCTCAGTACGTAACGGGTGTGGTACTACATTTAAAATTGCACTTTTATTTTCGCTATACTTATAAAATCCTGTAATGCGATTACGCCAACCTACAGAATCAAAAGATTCAATTGCGCTGTCATAACGATCACGCGCATGTAAAAAGTGAGTACTGCTAACTGCAATACCCATATGTGATTCTACACCAAGAATGTTAAATAATACAATACAACCTTCAGTTGGGGAATCTATCTTTTCCCAACCTTCTTTATACTGAGCAAGCAAATCTTTCATTCGCTCGGCATCATCAGCTTCATAATCAGTACTAAAATTAGGTAGATCTATGTTGTATTCTTGCTTATAAACAAGACGAACCAATCCCCAGCAATCTATGCCGTTAATATCTCTACCTTTATCTAGGAAAGGTATGCCTATGTATTTATTGTGCCACATTAGAACATTCCTGGAAAATATGCTGGAGTAAAAGCGTGCATTGGAAATGGTTCGCGCTCATAATCTATCATTGATAAATCGGCTGTTACTGAATCAGAATTATATGTAAAACTACTAATATAAAAACCACTAAAACTAGCTTCTACAATATCTGGTGTTTTTGATAATACTAGCTCCATTTTAACTTTTGGAGGCCCTACAATCGTTCTAATTATAGGTATTACATACTTAGTAACATCTCGTAAAACTACCGAACATTTTGGAGCTTGTGCTTCGTCTTCAGTTGGCAGGGATATTTCCATTGGCAAAAACATAAAATCTTCGCCACGGCTTTTTACACCATAAACTACTTCGTCTGCAGTTTCACTAAGACGTTGTGTAAATCCATCAGAAAGTTTAACTATAGCGCTATTTGGGTTTGCTGGATCATATACAGTTAATAAAAACAATAAGTCGCTATCTGCTTCAGGAGAAAATATCGCCCGAATTGCTTCGGGCGACATTGTTGTAAGTCTACTCATGGTAATATCTCTAATTTTAAGGATATATTCCAATATCCTGGAGCTAGGTAAGCTGAGTTAAATAAAACGCCATCATTTGTGGGTACTATTCTAGTCTCAACAATAGTTTGAGTTCTTGGATGTGTAAACCCAAATCTAGCAACTCCCTTTATTGTATCTGTTATCCAAGTTTCTAGTGTTGATACTTGTGCGGTTGTCATTATAAAGGAAACCTGCATATCATTTGAACGTCTTCCACGGTAGCGTTGTTTTGCCGGACCAGCATCCATAGGAGTCCTTAAAATAAGTGCTCCTATGGATTCTGTAAATCCTTTTTGAGGGCTTTGTGGAAGTGTTGGTGGCCACGTATATGTATATGCCATAATTATCTCCTAATTAACTGAGGCTGGAGTCCGAAAGTTCCGCGAATTGCTTTTTGTGAAGCACTACCACTTCTGGTAATTTCTCCGGCGGTCATTTCTCCAATAATAACCTCAATCTTACGATTGCCACGACTATCAACAGTTTCTTTAGTTTCTGCCTGTGCAGTAGAATAGTTGTTAACAACTACGTCAACGTTTCCACCGCCACCGCCTGCACGAACTCCAAGGTTACCATTGCTGTCACGCTTTAGAGGCATAATAGCTTCAGGACCTGCTTCACCCATTAAGCCTGTACCTTGTGCAAACTTAAATAATGTTGGAGAGCTTACAACTGAATTGGTAAACATTCCGCCTTTGGCAAAAGTTTCTATGCCAGCATTATATGCTCCGCCCTTGGCTTTTCGTGGATACGCTCCTGGACCGTAGTCTAAACTACCTACGGCTGGGCCAAATATACTGCCGACTAGATTCATAAGACCAGGTCTAAATGCTGAGTACATCATTAATGCTTGTTGTTGCATTTCGTAACGAATTAAACCTTCAATCATTGAATCTATCATGCCAGCAAAATTTAATTTGCCAGTTTTAGTAAATTCAATAACTGCATCAGCCATACCCTGAAAGCTTTGCTTGAACACGTCGCCATAAGCAAGTTGACGAGAACTTAAATCTTCAGTTAAAGATTTAGATTTTTGTTGTGCGTCGTATACTTTACGAACTCCCTCTACTTCTGCTTCATATGCCGTAGAGACAGCACTTATTTTATCTCTAATTAATTGAGTATCCCCTGCATTTTTAGGATCCATTAACTCTTTTACTAAGCCTAATTGTGTTGCAAGTAAACTATTTTTAAGTTGATCTAGCTTAACATCACGTTCTTTAGTTCTTCCCATTTGTTCAAGAGCTATAAGTTGATCGCGATAGTTTTCTTCAGTAATTATCCCCAGTTCAACTTGAGTTTGCAGAACTTCTTTTTGTATGCCAACTAAGGTACTATCAGTTTCATTTAAAATGCGTTTTAAATTTACTTGAGCTTCTAAACTTTGAGTGCTTTGATTTAATGTTTGTAAAGTAATTTCTAACAAATTTTTGCGCTTACGTTCTTCATCAGCAGTCTTTTTTGCAGCATCAAACTGTTGAGTTAAAGTAATAACTTGCTTATCCGCTGTTTGGACAGCTTTATCTGCTAAATCTGCGACGTCTTTGTACTTAACTCTTTGTGCCTCTATTAATATAAGATTAGAGCTAGCACTTTCTTTAACGCTGTCTAAACTACTAAGGACGCGTTTAACCGCATCTTCTTGTTCAACATATTTGTTAATTACTGCTTGCTGATCTTCAAGAGTTTTTGAACTAAATTCAGCTCCACGCAATTCAGCTTCTTTACTAGTAATAATGTCTTTTAGATCACTATCTAATTTTTTCTTAGCTGCATCAAAACCACTTTGAAGACCCGTTGCTTGAGCCGCAATAGTATTCATTACTTTTTGCTGATTTAGCTGAGTAACTTTTGACATTGCACCTTGCTGCTCTTGCATAGCTTTTCTAGACTCTTCAGTGCGATCTATTTTTCCTGCTTTAATATCTGCACTAATATTAGTGCTTGTTAAAATCTTTTCACGATCTGCTATTTGTTTTAATCTTGGATTATCAATAGCGGCTTGTCGCACTTGCTGATTTGTTTCTGTTTTTAATAACTCATCACGACTACGCT